AGATGCCTCTCACCGATGCTCAAATTGCTCGAAAAGTTGGGCAACTGCGTAGAACAGAAGGTCAAATCTATGCACCCCTCAAATACTTCAGGGGGCTTGAAACTCTCAAGGAGGTTGAAACTCGTTACAAGAAGATGCTCAAGAGGGACTACACCAAGTTCCGAACAGACGAAGGAAGAAAGACGAAGACTTCCTCCTACACCCAAAAGTTCCGGAAAAGGTATCCAGGTGCTAAGTCGTTGCCAGATATTGCGAAGGCTACTGGCATTCCTCTGAGAACTGTCCAAAAAATCTACAATAGGGGACTCGCTGCGTGGAGAACCGGGCATCGTCCGGGAGCCTCTCCACAAGCGTGGGGGTATGCTAGGGTTCATAGTTTCGCCACTAAGGGGAAGACGTACTACACGGCGGATAAGGATTTGAGGTGAACCACTCATCTATTCGTTGTATCATAGCGCGCTTATCTTCCTCTGTATATTTACTACCCTTTTGCTGGTTTTCATTATCAATTAACCACTGAGAGTTCAGATAGTGCCAGCAATATTTATTATCATCTGGCAAATTCCATGCACTACATGGAATGATTTCATCTATCTGAACCTCATCATCTTCTGTTTTTGGGCGACTATACCTATCTTCAAAAGTTTTATGAAGATACTCGACCCATTCTTTTGAAGTCATACAAAGATCTTCCAATGAACCTGTAGGATTTTTAACCCTTGTAGCTGTATATCGTCTATTTCGTCGTGCGCGTAGCGCGTGTCCATATGGGTCACATATAGAGCAACTAACGCGTTCACGACCGTGCTCGCAGATTGATCCCCCACCACACTCCCTGCACCGAGAGCGCCGACGATTGTGCTTGCAGAATGATCCCCCATTACACTGCCTGCAGTAAGTGCGTTCACGACCGTGCTCGCAGACTGATCCCCCACCACACTCCCTGCACCTATAGCGTGAACGACCGTGCTCGCAGAATGATGACCCACCGCACTTCTTGCACTGAGCGCGCCGAAGACCATGTGGACATTTCGGAGGAACATATTTTGGTTTTTCGGTGATAGTAGGGCACGGAATACAAAAATTGAACGAATCTAGACTGGTTTGAATCATCTTAACACACATTCAGTTAAAGTCTTTAACCATGACTGAGGTAGTGATTTTCACAATCAGTCAGCCATACCATGTATTTCACCGTCGGGAGTTCTCCAATGATCCTCTGAATCCGATTTGCAATCCTCATCGGATTCAGATTCAGATTCAGATTCAGATCGAGATGGCGCTTGCGAGCCATATTTCAACCATTTCTCTTGAGATGGAAAATGTGGATTGTATCCAAGATACGACCCAACAACTTCTTCACCAGTGTAAAAGGGGAATTCTGTGTAAAGCCGCATTCTATATTCTAGATTAATTTGATAGGGACCGAAATTACACATTTCAGGAGGTGGAACACACGCGATATATTTTTCATCGGGATCCCATGTATGCCAGTCCTCAAGACTCATTTTACTAAGTAGTAGAGCTATATCTTTATATCTATTTTGTTGAAATCAGAACCCTGATAATACCATACATATAAACCCAATTCCTTGTACACAAGTTACGTGTATGAGAGACTCTACGATTTCGTATCCTTTTGTGGGTACATTTACCCTAAAACACCATGTACCAAAACAAGTCAACATAAATACATACGCATTCCAAACTTGTATATTTATGTATGATATCAGTATCATATTAGTTACCGTATCCACATATTTCGCGAATACATTATTAGGATAAAAAATGTGAAATATTAGACCATTCATCGAAATTAATAAACATGGTATAGAACCTGTCGTAAAAAATCGAAGAATGAACGGTAGTAATCCCGTTGCACATATATAATTTTGTTGTAATTTACATGCAATAGAAAACATACCTTAATAACATCTCATTTATTGACTTTATACAACATTACGACTGAGGCGGATAAGGATCTGATTTAAAGACTTGTAAAGTGTATAGTATATGAAATCACCTCTTAGGTATCCCGGTGGTAAAACGAGAGCGTGTTCTATTTTAGATGAAATTATTAATGAAAAAGGTTTTGATAAATCAGTTGTAATATCTCCTTTTTTCGGTGGGGGTTCTTTTGAGTTTTTTCTACGTACCAAATATGGCTCAAAACTTATAGTCAATGATAAGTTTAAACCTCTTATATCATTTTGGAAATCTGTTCAGATACGTAAGGCTGAATTATGCAGTGAGCTCCGAAAACTTCTCAACGTCGTATCAAAATCTATATTTAGTACGATGAGAGACACAATAATGGAAGATACAGATGAATTTATACAAGGATATAAATACTTTGTGATTAACAGATGTTCATTTAGTGGTGCTACACTTTCAGGTGGATTTTCAACCGAATCTTCCAAAAAACGTTTCACTGAGTCATCTATTAAACGCACCGAAGATCTCAATCTAAATGATGTAGAATTTCACAATCTGGATTTTGAAACTTTTTTAAAGGGTAAGAAGGGTCTTATATTTTTAGATCCACCATATTATCTAAATGAAAACTCAAATTTATACGGAAAAAATGGAGACATGCATGAAAATTTCAATCACGAAAAACTATTTCAGGTTTTAAAGAAAAGAAAAAACTGGATAATGACATATAACAATTGTGATTACATCAGAGATTTGTATAAAAATTACGAAATCCGTGAAGTAAAATGGTCGTATGGGATGAATACGAGTAAAGATTCATCTGAAATCGTCATCCTAGGTTAGGTGGTAGCCGTGTTCTATCATCTATAGAATACTCGCTCGGGGCAAGTGTGTTAATATTTAAGGGTTGAAAAGCAGCCGTCACGGATAAGTGTGAACCAGACTTGGAATGAACCTTCACTCTTATGCGTATCCTCTGTTCTACTTTAAATTCGGGAACTCCCCATTCGAGTGGATCTTCTCCTAAATGATACAATCCACGCCCGAGGATTTGTATGTATGCACAACCCTTTTTTCTATAGAAATTTTGAATTTCATGATTATCTACTGTCAAGTATTCGTCTTTATAATCATGTTTAATCTTAATCCATTCGGGGTGTGTAATCTTATCAAATAGAAAAGGAGGTGGTTTAAATTTGATTCTATCCATATACTGTTGAAAAAGTTCATTCTTCGGTACCCAGCGACCTTCTTTCCATTTGAGTGTTGATTGCCCCCAATCTGGAGACTGTTTAGGTTTACACTCGATATGTCCATTTTGTGTATATATATCTGGTTTATGTGAAGAACCACCACCTTGCGCTATAATTTTAGGACTGTGTTTTATGTTTCCATAACATAAATCTTCGTATAATTTACCTTTTACCGAACACATAGACCCTTTAGGCACTTTCGTAATTACTGAAGACATAGACCCTTTACATACTTTCACAATAATTTTCTGTACTAACTTATGAACATATAAATTATCGTATGCCAAAATGTCATGTATTTTCTCAATGTCACGTCTCAGATCTTTCAAGTCCCTCAATACATCATCCATTTTTATTTGATATGTCATTATTTTTTTATATCTGCGTTAAATACAGGATGGTTCATTTAGAACGAATACATGAAGAAATACGCGTTCTAAATATAAAAGACGAAACTTTACTCTCGTATCGTGTTTTTTTAAACTTTTCCAAGAGAATAGATTTGTTACACGGAATTGAGTTGGGTATTTTACCTGATCGTAAGAAGCTTACAGAAGAGGAAGTAGAAGAAAGGGAATACCTTGATACGTATTTCAAAACTCTGAAAGAATTATTTCCCCATTTGTACGAGAAGTGGTACAGAAGATCAATTTAAAGATTTTGTTTCTTTAATAATAAATGCCTCCTTTAAGGAACATACTTAGGCGTCCAGTTTTTGATTTCTATTCATCCGATGATGAAGAGATACCTCGTATTTCATGGGAAGATTACTTTATGAAGGCTGCAGATCTTGCCGCGGTTAGATCTCCTTGTGAGAGACTCAAAGTTGGGTGCGTTCTCGTTAAGAATAACAGGCTCATAAGTATGGGTTACAATGGATTTTTAAGTGGTTGTGTACATACTTCAATTGTGAGGGATGGACATGAACAAGCTACGATTCATGCCGAGATTAATGCCATCACCGATGCAGCGAAGAGGGGTGTCTCCATCGATGGTGCCGAAGCGTATATTACACACTATCCATGCCTAAATTGTTACAAGGCACTGGCGAGTAGTGGTATAAAAAAGATTTATTACAAACATGATTACAAAAATAACAGGATCATACATGAGTTAGGATACGGGATATCTATTACTAAGCTAACTTCCTCTTAATTTCCTTGGTAAATGTGACAATACAGATAGCAAAACTAAATAGATTAACAAATGCTTGCGCACTCATAATATGAAGTCTCACCCAAACGTTTTCATATTGTGTGTAATACCAATACAAAAAGGAGAGAAGAGTTACATACCACACTCTAATTATTAGATTTGAAGCCATGTATAGACGTCTAAGTAACCAATGCCCTTTGAATATTCGCTTTAAAAGTAGGAGAGTTGTGTCAATTTCAATAAGACCCCCTATAGCTACGATACGAGAATCCCAAGGTCTAAAAAGAGGATACAATAGAAAGGATAGAACAACGAGATGATGGAACTTAATGAGTTTATGATAAGATGTCAAAACATGAGGACGACGATGTATCCATATTAGATCAAATAACATATGTACCGTGAAGGCATGTGTAAGAAATAGAGGGTAGACTGTGTAGTGAAATGCCACTTCTGCTATAGACAGAATAGAGAAAGGAATTAGAAACCCGAGGGTTACAACATCATGAATAAATGCTTCCTTCATTATTAGTTTTGTGTGTTAGATCTTTATAGCACTTTCACATCCAAATGGAAGTTCTTATCGAACTTCCCCAACTCAATCTTTCCATCATCAATGAGCGACTTAATTTCTTGACCAATCATTAGGTTATCGTTTAGAATAACGTCAAGTTTTGGATCTTCAGGGAGTTTGGGCATGAACATCATGAAGGCGGTCATTTTCTGATCCATTGGAATCTCGCGATCTTGAAGAATTTGCTTAACAACATTAGGGATGTTCTTTGGGTCCATTTTACCAATTAGCAGATGTATTTTTTAACCTCGTTCTCTCCCTATTTTCTTCCTCATCATACTGATCGGGGTCGTACATTATTTTACTTTTATGTGTCATCTGTACAAGTTTTTCTACAGGTTTCAGGGTATCAGAAGGCTCATAAGGGATAGATGAGTGATGGAGACAAATGCGCACCTTTCCATCTGTATTACGCTTATAACCAAAGGTGTATTCAACATCTGAAATCTCTCCCGTTGTGGCACATGTAAACTCATATGTACCCATCGCGTGAGCTACATCACCATGACAATCAATCTGGTGGTTATTAAATACAACCTTACTGAAGCCCTTTTTGGCGTTAATAGCGAAACCGTGATCTTCCTTGTATCCACTTACTACTGCATCATTACCAACAAAATAAGACATAGCATCATGAGCTGTAGGGCGGAACTGTTGTTTCGCGGCTTTAGTTGGTTTGAAGAGTACATTAGAATGATCGTACCCATATAGTTCACCCGCACGCTCACCCGCGAGACTTACATAGTCCTCACCCGAGAGGAAGGAATTTGAAATATCCACAATTGATTGCGCCCAAAAGTTTTGCGCTGCGATGACGTCATATTCGGATACGACATTCATAAGCTTCTCGGCTTCATTTAGCTGAGCAACTGGTTGACTAAGACTTACACGAGAGGATTTTGTAGGTTTACTAAAACCCCTGGCTGCGTTTACTTCTGTATCATATTGAGCGGGATCGTTAAATACTCGAGTTTTAACGTTACGTGTGAGATTAATACGTGCGAGGGAAAAGGACATATTATACATTCATTGTTCTTATTCTTTATTATCCTTATTCTTGTTTGGACGGATAGCCCACTTATTTTCCTTGTTGAACTTCTCGTAGTCAATCTCCTTAATTTTGAAGACATCCATTAGAAACTTCTTCAATGGGTGAGGCTTCTCATCCTCTTTGGGTCTCTCCTCCCGGCTTGCGAGTGCAGAGTCTCTGTTCTCTTTATCACTTGGGATTCGACGCCTCCCCTCACCTGGAGCTTCAGCAGGCTCAACGAAATCATTCTTCTTAGATTGGACGCGGATATTGGGTCGTATATGTAAAAGTCTTGTTAACATTTTACTATGGGCAGACATTATCTTTAATAGTGTATAATTCCACCAGCTTCCAAAAGTGTTTTGGTCACTCCAATAGCGACAAGTCCAACTCCGATCTCTTTGTACTCCATCTTGAGTAGACGACCCGCGATGGTCATCGGCATAACCCACGAAGTGAGTTGGAAGAGGCTGTAGTTGATTAAATCCTGATCAGGGAGAGCAGAACGGACTTTAACATTTCGTACGGGGCGACGAATAGCTTTGTTAGTTTTTGGTAAAGTAACACGTTTGTGTTGTACATGGATAGGTCTGGCGAGGGTTAACATTTTACACAGTTTACGCTTCTTATCTTTATGTGATAAAAATGTATTTTGGAGACCTAAGTCATTCCCAAACCAGTATAAAAGTATACATCTACAATCAACAACATGACGACCATGAACGCTGCTTCCATTGCTACCTACATTTCCAAGCTTGAGACCGAGAACATGCAGCTCGCTGCCAAGGTTGACAAACTCGCCAAAGACGGGCTTGCTATTCGTCTCAAACTTATTCAATATGAGCGCGAGTTTGAGATTGACGACGAGGAATCCGTCTGCTCCAATGACCTTGGTCTATCTTACGACTCGGACGAGACTGACGATACTTACGTAGTTGACAAGTCTTACGAATCCGAGGACGAGGTATCATCCTATGCTTCTACTGAGCGAACGACTATGGATTCCGAAGATTTTGATGAATGCTACAACCACGAGCTTGTTCGCGCTTTGGGAGCTCTCTCTTACCATGAGAAAGATATGCATAAGTCCAATGCTTACGCCAAAGCGGCTGATGCTATCTATGAGCTAAAGTTCAAGGTAGACGATGGACACGAGATTGCCATCGGTGATAAGAAAGTTCCTGGTATTGGCAAGAGCATCGCCAAACTTATTGACGAGTTCCTCGAGACTGGAAAAATCAAGAAGCTTGAGCAGCTCTCAGCGGTTGATGATACCCATGACGACTACGCTGATACCAATGAGGAGGTGGCTTATTACCTTGAGACCCTCGCCCAAGAGGAAACTGATGCATTCAAGGGTAAGGCTTATGTAAAGGCATCCAATGCTATTCGTGAACTTGACTTTGAGGTTACCCACGGTGATGAACTTGCTGATGGTCCTAAGAAGGTCCCTGGTATTGGCAAGGGTATTGCCAGAAAGATTGATCAGTTTCTTCAGAGTTGTTAGATCCACGTCGCAGGCTTTGATTTGAATTTCTTCTTTGGTTTACCACTGAGACGTGAAAGCAAATACACATAGAACAGTAATCCGTAACGGATCATTAACTTATTTTAATACAACAAAACAATTTACATGTCAAGCTCCTCCATACCTACTTCTCCGTGTTGCGTCTTCCAATCGGACAAGTCATTGTATATCTTTTCTGATGTGTCATATGTACTCCGTCCATCTTCAATCATCATATCTCTTACACATTCAAACAGAACAGTTGTAAGTGCAAACTTATAAGCGAGAAAACCAACAAAAGTACAACCATAATCAAAATCAAAAGCAAAGGGGGCATTGTTCCAAGATACTTCAAATGCTGCAAGACTGATAGGTGCGAGAAACTCTTTTTGAAAAATTGAATTCTCAAAATTATCCACCCTTTCGGAAAGCAGGGAAACATAAGTGTAAGATGCCAGAGCCCCGAAGGCTACAGATACACCTTGATCCGCACCTTGGGTAATGAAATAAGACGCAGATAGTGCAGACCCATACCCACAAGTACTCCTCTTTAGAGTTTTCTTAAGTTTGTTGTAATCATGAGTAGATGCCAGAATTGGGGCGGGTAGCGCGTAAGTGTAAGACATTTCTGAATATTTTACTCAACAAATCTTTATCTGAGTTATATTATAATGCCGTGCCAAAACTGTAAAAAAAAGAAATGTGGTATTACAATGACTTGTAAATATTGTAGTGGTGATTTCTGTATCAGTTGTTTACATTTAGAAAAACATAAGTGTCCAGGTATCGAAGATAAAATTAAAATGGATCGTGAAATATTGAGTAAAAAGATTGAATATGAAAGAGAACCCAAACACTTAAAGATTTAACTCGTAAGATGAATAGGGGACAAAGGTAAGTTTTTTTGGGGTAAAGGTAAGTGCTGGGATGTCCGAGTGGTCTAAGGAGGACGACTTAAGATCGTCTGTGTTATACACGCGCGGGTTCGAACCCCGCTCCCAGCATCTATGGACTTGTAGTGAAACGGATATCACTCTGGACTTCTAATCCAGCGTTCCGGGTTCGATTCCCGGCAAGTCTGAACTTAAAGTTTTAAATTAATAAAATAACATGCAAATACGTGTACTCGGATTGCTTCCGTACATAGTTCATTATCTACGTACGGAATCATTAATAGCTTATATTGTGATTAATAACGGAATATTATATCATATATTGTTACCAACAAGTCAGCTTGTTAAATGGTATGATATAATATGCAATGTCTACATGATGGTATTTGTAAATATTCAAGTCCAAAATATATACGTATTTACGTGGACTTGTTTCGCAGCTGGATGTTTTATATATAACTCTTTGTATATCAAACGAAAGTTTTTGAAGGGTGTTTTCCATATCGCAGGTGTTCAATTACCTCTATACAGAGCTTTGACACTTACTTCTTTTTAGTAGTCTTCTTCTTTGTAGACTTCTTTTCCTTTTTGATCATAATGGAAGGGCTGTGAAGCGCCTCAATACCGCGGATCTTTTTACTTTTATCCTGAATAGCTTTTTGAAATTTCAGGTAATTATTCATTAGATTGTTACCTCCACCACGTGTATTAACCTGGTAGTTGTTGGGGGCATAACCACCCTCGCTATCCCTCATGAAATACCCTCTCACAAGATCGTTAGCATTCTCATTAAGAGGTGTGAAGATCCCCGATTTATTAACCCTGGTCATATTATAGTATACACTAATATTATAATGTGGGTTTTTGCTTTAGTCACAGGAATTCCAATTATTGTGTACGGCGCTGCATGTTGGGGTTTGATTTACAACTTGAAAAGACGTCGTGAATTGGGCATCTCCCCGAGATGTTCCCAAACTGACTTAAGGAATATACATCCTCTTTAAATATAAGATGACACCCCAAATTATAAAAGGGTGGAATTCTAATACAATTAATTGGGATGATTGTATAGACATTTACAATAGTTCAATTGAAGAGTGTAAAAATGAACAAAATATTAAATATGACAGTAAGCACCAGTTATTGTTATATGGTGAGATGGTAAAGATGAAATTACCTGGATTTTTTAATACACCTAATGCACATATACATCAAAAGGTACAAGATGCGATGAAAATGACAAATACTGCAAATGCTCATATGTATTTTAATATTAGTCGTAAACCTGGTAGTTTAGGTTTACATTATGACGAAGAGGATGTATTTTATTGGCAGTGTGTTGGAAAAGTTGTAGTAATAATTGACGATGTTGAATATTTACTAAACCCCGGTGATATGATTAAAATTCCAAAGTATGTTAAACACAATGTCGTACCTATAACACCGAGAATTGGTATATCTATGAGTGTTACATAAAGAATATAATTGTATCCAATATAGAATGCCTCTCGGTATCAAGAAACTCTCTTACGATGCTATTCTTCCAACTCGTGGTTCTGATGGTAGTGTTGGATACGATCTATACAGCAATGAAGACGCTATTGTTCCGTGTCAGGCAGGTAACGCTCTCGTTGGGACTGGATTAGCTGTGAGGATTCCAGATGGCTGTTATGGTCGTGTTGCTCCTCGTTCAGGATTGGCTGTCAAGCATTGCATTGATGTAGGTGCGGGTGTAATTGATCCAGATTATACCGGTGAAGTCAAGGTTGTTTTATTCAATCGTGGATTTGACAACTTTGAGATCAAGAAGGGTGATCGTATCGCTCAGTTAATTCTTGAGAGGTGTGAAACTCCTCACATTAAGGAAATTGGTCTCCTTGAGGAAACTCTGAGGGGTTCAGATGGTTTTGGCTCTACGGGAAAATAAGAAAAACATTAATAACATAAGAATGAGAAGTCCTAAGAGAGCGTAAACTGTAAAATTTACAGATGTATCTGCGGTTCCCTCACTCTCCTCCTCCTTCTCTTCACCCTCCTCCTCTTCAGGGGGTGGTTCACCGTAACACGTTTCATCGGTGCTAATAAACTTTTCAACTTCTTCTTCTGTACAAGCATCTGGGTCAGCGCAAAGGTTGCATTTTTCACCTTCTTTGCACTTACAACATTGCTTCACAATACTGTTTTCGGGAAATGTGACATTTTCAGATGGAGCCATATATCCCGAAGAACACTCATCTGTACTCACGGGGTGGCAACCTTCGGGTGCAATTTCTACACCGCGCATAGTTCCATCGTCCTGTTGAACTTCTAGATCACTAATAGCACAACTACTCATTATAATTAGTACGGATTATTTTTATCGCAGAACCACATAGCTTCTTGTGTGGGCATAAAAAGCATACCATGTCTCATAGTCATAAAAAGTTTAGCCTTGTTTAGGTTGGGGTAAGACCATAAGAGCCACCTTTCCCAGTATTCAGCTCTAAAGAAATCTTCCCAATCTTCCTCTGTACTTTCTTTAACTCTTAACATTTCACGTTGTATTTCATATGGATCAGTCTCAATTCGCAACTCCTTAGGAATGATAGCACCCTTTCTAATAAGATGCGCACGCATGAGTCTGGGATTACCGTGATCTATATAATGCTCAACACCCTTTTGTCCGAAATCGATAGATCTCTGATTAGGTAAAGTCACCCTAAGTTTGTGGGTGACCGAGGGACTTGGTTTCAATACAACGTGCATTTAAATTGTCATAGATAAAGATTCTGAGATATTTACACATAGATGAAAAACTATGAATCCCTGGACTCTATTACTATCCGAGTTGGTGATTCTTCCAAAGAGAATGATAAACTTTCTACGGAGAGTAATCCAAAATATTGGTGGTTACACGTTTCCGAATGTCCAGGATCTCATGTCGTTATATGCTATGAAGGGGAAGTAGTTCCTAAAGAGACTAAGAGGGATGCAGCTGTTTTGGCTGTACATCACAGTAAAGCTCCATCCCAAAAGATGACAAAAGTTGATTTTGTTAGAGTTGACCAAGTTTACAAATATGTAAATACTCAACATGGACAGGTTCTAATTGAAGGAGACGTCACCAAACTTACTGTATTCATGAATAAGGAGAAACCAAGACTTGAAAGACTTTTGAAGAACTCGCTTAAATAATAATATCTAACTAATTTTAACGTATGTATAAGACAACATATGATAAATCCGAGTGTCAAACGGGTATAGTTCATATTGGCTATGGTAATTTCCATAGAGCTCATCAGGCCATGTATATAGATGATTACATGGAAAAATCCGGTGATCTTCGTTGGGGTATTGTAGCTGTCAATCTGAGAAACGAGGGATTTCGAGAGATTGATGATTACATTTTAAAGACACCTTCTTCATACAGAATTGTGAGGAGTCATCTTGACTACATTGATTGGACCAAGAATAGAACAATAGCTAAGCATATGCTTACTCTTCCGAGTGTTCATTTAATTACAGTAACTGTTACAGAGAGTGGGTATGCACCTGGATCTCCCTTATTTGAATATCTTGCGTGTGGACTTAGAAATAGAAACACACCAATAACAATATTGTGTTGCGACAATATTCGCCAAAATGGTAAAGTATTGGAGGCACAATTTTTAGCATATCTTTACCAAACAAATCAACATGAAATGGCTGATTGGGTGAGAGGTAATGTGAAGTTTCCCTCATGTATGGTTGATCGCATCACTCCGAGGACTACATCACAGCTTTGTGAGGAAATAGGGCGGAGATATCCACATTACATGCATAACCCGGTTCAAACAGAGGAATATTCCAAATGGGTAATAGAGGATAACTTTGCATCAGATTTTCCAGATTTAACACAAGTTGGTGTAAATATTGTGGATGATTTGGAGCCATTTGAAGAAACGAAAATTAGAGTGCTTAACGGTGGACATACATCTTTGGCATACCTTGGTGTTCTTTCCGGTTATCGTACATTTGATCAAGTTATGAATGACGAAAAACATCGCGAACATTTCAAGAATCTTCAAAACGAGGAAATTATTCCTTCTATTGAAATGGAAATGGATCTTCCATTTGATATACACGACTATGTAGATACAATTGAAGAAAGGTTTTCAAACTCTACAAACGTTGATGACTTGGAGAGGATTTGTATGAATGGATTTACAAAATTCCACACTTTTGTGGTACCCACGCTTCGTAAATGTCTTGAACATGGAAAACGTCCTAAACACATTTACAAAAGTATTGCGGCTTGGTATATATACGCGAGACGGTTTGCAAGGGGGTGTACAAAAATTCGTTACAATGAACCTAATTGGGTTTTATTGGAGCCCCTCTTAGCAGATCATAAACTGGATGCATTTGTTACTAATGAGAGATTGTGGGGAGATATTCCTAAAAACTATATTACATTCTCTAGGGATCTAAAATCTGTACTAATGTCACACACGTATGAAAGGGAAATTGATATGCTTGCCGATTAAAGTAGTTCATCCTCTGGTACAACATTGGGTTGTTCTATTCTAAAAACACCCTTGGAGATGGCTGCCTTTATAATTTCTATACGTGTATTTGGAATTGTCCAATTATTATCAATCGCAACAGAAACATACTTTTGAACTACATCATTCGCAGCAATATTTGCTCTGTTACGAATAGCGTTGTCTGCCCATTCTTGGGGATCAGCCATTACAGTTCTGGCTGCAAGATGTTCTTCTTCCGACAGTGTTATACGAATTTCTAATGTAGATACTTCTTCCATATATACCGTAAAGAATTAATATTTATCGCCTAAATAAATCGCAAGCGTCGTTGAGTGGAGCTCGCTGCCTCCGTAAATCGAGTCGGCATGGACTTCCATAGCGACGTAATCTCCTTCGTCCAAGTAGATCAATACCTGAGCCGAAATCCCGCGCCTGCTACTATTCCCGGAGTCGTTTACGTGCGCTGCACCCCAACTGAACACAGACCCATTTCTCCACCATCGCGTGTTGGGAGCTGAGTCACCTGCTCCACCTAATCCCGTGAATGTGAATAAGTAATATCCCGGAAACCCCGGTGGAGCTGTAAACCGACCGGTGGATGAGTTATATAAACCGTTATCGTTGTATCCAATTACATTCCAAATGTATTGACCCACCATATTCCCCAATGGATTGGTGGTGGAATATACTCTCCCGCCATTCCTACCCACCATCGAGATGGGTCGGTCTGGGTAAGACTGACCACCGAAAAGTTTTGTTATCGTGCTAAGACTGCCTACATTAGACAGGGTTGAACCAGTAACGTGGAGGTTAGATGTGACATTTAGATTACTTACAGTACTGTCACATATAACGTGCAGATTACCCGTGACAGTTACATTACTCTCCGATGTATCCACAAAGAGTACAGGGTCACTCATCTATATTTAATCTACAAAATTAATAGTCAAACTTTGTGGTATTCCGTGTTGTTCTATGTGCTCTCTCAGATGCCCTATAGCTTCGTCAGCTGAGAGAGTTTCATCCTCCTCCTCACCGTCATCCGTTCTGGACCATTCTTCGTGGAGTTCAAGAAGAAACTGGTTAAGACCCGGATATTCCTCTTGCTCTGTATTAGTCGGTATATACCCCGGCATTGTCATGGGTTCATTTTGATTAACGAGGAAAGATGGTGGTTTCACCTTTTCTCGGATATCTTTTATCACATTGCATATCTCCACGTAATCACCTTCTGGAAGACGTTCCGCATTCTGATCAACCAAATCAATTAACTTATGGAATAGATCCATTTTGAGTTGTTTTTCATATTATTCGTATTTACTTAGGTTATTAATTTCCAAAAGCGACACCCGCCATACCATTCTTTATACGTAAAATGTTAAAATTCACGGCATACACGCGATGAAGGTTGTTACCTCCAGAAACATTGTTGACGAGAAGCTTGGCGTTATCTATGCGGCTGAAGTTTAGTGTGCCACTGGGCTGCGCCTTGCTCATGGAGAGGCAGAAAGGCCAAGAGTAGGTTGGGAGATCATCCAATACATCATCTGGGAGATCAGTGCAGTGCATTTGGGGAACAATGTTGTGATGATAGACATTGGAACTATTCTCAAATAGAGCTGTACCGTTGATGTAGAGAGAAGAAGTACCGAAAGTGTACTCATCATACCACTTCTGACCTGCAGCCGCACCGGAAATAAGGTGGATAGACTTCACTGGGTGGTTGAAGTAGCTGAGATCCATCTCGGTATCAGTGCTGGTAGCTGGCTGGTATTGGGTTTGGGTGAACAGAATCTCATGCTCGGTCTCGGTGAAATACTTCCTCTCATCGGTATCAACGTATATGTAGTTACCGTAGATCTTGGGAGTACCTTGGGGAGTGTAACCATCCCTGCACTTAATTCGAAGTTCCACCTCATGATATTGTAAGGCCACCAAAGGAAGAGCCTTGGTCCAGTCCTCACCGAAGAAGAAAGGAATCATAAAGTGATTCTGACCATGGTTCTCCTTGGCAACATTGGTAGTGACAGTGCATGAAGCCTTGGCAGAGTTATCGCGGAGAAGGGGGTTGTAAGCACCCTGGATGAAAAGTGAGTCAAGTTCCGAAACCTTCTGACCACCAATCCAGAGTTGGAAAGTAGTGGGGTTGGAGGCATCGGCGGAGAAGAGACCGTCAGTGTTGGTAGCAATGTTGGAAATGAGAGTATCCTCAACCCAAATGTAACTGAGAAGGTCACCCTTAGAACGAATGGGTACGGTAATCTCATTAGAGGCACCAAAGGATCCAATGTAGTCCATGCGCTCGGGCTTCATAGAGAAGTTAGTGTGGCGCTTGTAATTCTGACGAAAAAAACTGACCTGTGGCTCACCAGTGATGAACACATCCTGGGCACCTTTAGAAACAAGATCAATCAAAGCAGCTGACATATTTACTAATAAAGTATATTAAAATTTTCAGGCGTCAATAACACAACAAAGAAAATGGTAGTTTTTCAGGCACTTACATGGGAGGCTCGAGATGGAGAAGATGAACACTTGATTAGCATCTTTGGTAAAACCGAGGATGGCAAATCAGTCTGTGTTACTACCGCTTTCACACCTTACTTTTTTATTAAGCTTCCAAGTGGCGTGGATTCGCAAAAGGTTCAAAGAATTTATGACATTCTCGGTAATCAGTGCAAAGATTCTCTGGTTGCTTATTCATTGATGAAGTCTAAAGATGTCTGGGGTTTCCAGAATAATGAGGAGTTTGCATATATGAAAATTAACTTTAAAGATCTTCAAGCTCGCCGATTGGTTGATTCCTTTTTACGTAGACCACTTGATAGGAGTCCTGAACTGTATGAAATTTTCGGTGTAAGGAATGTTAAGGTCTACGAATCTAATTTGGATCCGGTATTGCGTCTTATGCATCGTACAGGTATTCAATCGACTGGGTGGCTTGATAGTGGTGAAAGATGTGTTCGTTCTCACATTGCGAATGTTGATATTGACCTCTTCTGTAACGATTGGACTACTCTAAAGCCAGTTGCCCGAGATGATATTGCACCATTTGTAGTGGCATCTGTGGATATTGAATGTAATAGTTCTACTGGTAAGTTCCCAGATGCAAATATTCTTGGTGATGCTTGTTTCCAAATTGCTATTTCTCTTTGTAAGTTTGGCTCTGATGAACCATATGACAAGACATGTCTCTGTTACAAGGAAACAGATTCAAACCTTGAGGGGTGTGATATTCGCAGCTATGCTACTGAGAAGGAAATGCTTGAGGCATTTCAAAAGTATTTACATTCCAAGGATATTGATATAATTACGGGATGGAACATCTTCGGTTTTGATATGGAATATATTTACAAACGTGCGCAAATTAACAAGTGCAATTACGACTTTTACAATTTGGGAAAGCTAAAAGATATTGATTCCCAATTGGTTATTAAAAAGCTCTCGTCAAGCGCTTTGGGTGATAACTTTTTGAAGCTTCTTCCTATGAGTGGTAGGTTTATTTTTGATCTCTTTCATGAGGTAAAGAAAGGTTACAAACTGGATAGCTATAAGCTTGATAGCGTTTCAAAGCTGTACCTTGGAGATCAAAAGATTGACATGGCACCAAAGGAGATGTTTGCTCGCTATAGGGAAGAAGATCCTGTTAAACTGAGAGAAGTTGCTGAGTATTGTATTAAGGATACTCTCCTTCCACATAGACTTATGAAGAAACTTTGTATTTTGTTGAACTTGGTTGAGATGGCTAAGGCAACGTGGGTTCCAGTTCCATTCCTTGTGGAACGTGGGCAGCAGATTAAAGTCTTCTCCCAACTGACTAAGAAGGCGAGGGAGCTTGGATTTATGGTTCCGACTATTCGTTATGGTTCCCTCCCTGAAGAACCCTACGAGGGTGCGACTGTCCTTGAAGCTCAAAAGGGGGCGTATTACACACCCATCACAGCCCTTGATTTTGAAGCCCTGTACCCCAGTATTATGATGGCTCACAATCTCTGTTATTCGTCGTATGTAATGGATGAGAGGAAGTATGGTAATATATCTGGTATTGAATATGAGACTTTCAAGATTGGCGACCGCACCTACAAGTTTGCACAGGATGTTCCCAGTCTCTTACCTGCAATCCTTTCGGAGCTTAAGCAGTTCCGAAAACAGGCTAAGAGGGACATGGCTGCAGCTACAGGTTTCATGAAGGAAGTCTACAATGGTAAACAGTTAGCCTACAAAATTTCAATGAACTCTGTGTACGGTTTTACAGGTGCTGGTAAGGGTATTCTTCCATGTGTCCCCATTGCTTCTACTACTACTTCAAAGGGTCGTTCAATGATTGAAGAAACTAAGAACTACGTTGAGAAGAACTTCCCAGGTTCATATGTTAGGTATGGTGACACTGACTCGGTTATGATTGAGTTTGATGTCGGTGATCGTACGGGTGAAGAAGCTATTGCCTACAGTTGGGAGGTGGGTGAGAGGGCTGCAGAAGAATGCAGCGCTCTTTTCAAGAAGCCAAATAATTTAGAGCTTGAGAAGGTATATTGTCCTTACTTCCTTTACAGTAAGAAACGATATGCTGCGAAGTTATGGACAAAGGGTAAGGATGAGAATATGCATATGGACTATATTGATGTAAAGGGTCTTCAACTTGTGAGACGTGACAATACACCCCACGTTCGAGAAGTATCCAAAGAACTTCTTGATGTAATTCTGACTTCAAGTGATCCTGGTCCACCCAAGGAGCTTGCCAAGGAGAGAGCTATTGAGCTTCTTTCGGGTGATGTACCAAATCAGAAGCTTATTTTGAGTCAAGGTCTATCCGATTCTTACAAAGTTGGGGGTAAATCTGTATCTGTAACAAGTTCAGAAAGTGTTAACATTAATCAATCTCATGTGCAAGTAGTCACTAAAATGAGACAAAGGAAACCTGGTTCAGAGCCACAATCTGGTGACCGTGTACCCTACCTTCTTACTAAGACTGGGGATCCAAAGGCAAAGGCTTTTGAGAAGTCCGAGGACCCAAAGTATGTTGAAGAGCATAACATCCCCGTAGATTACCACTATTACTTCCTCAATAAGTTTTTGAATCCTGTGTGTGACCTTTTAGACCCACTCTATGATAATGTCAAAGAGGAAATCTTTGGTGAAATCATTAACCAACATAAACCCGTAAAACCTCCCAAGCTTCCCTCCCTGAGTGGCATGAAGAAGGAGCAACTGATTGCTGAATGTAAACACCTTGGTTTAGAAGATACAGGTACACTCGCTATTTTGAGGGCTCGGCTTAAGGAAGCAAGAACAAAGGAGGATTCCGTTGAAGACTTATTTAAAAATTATAATCCAGTAGAAGTTAGGAATGAGTCTGTATGATAATGTTGTAAAGCTTATGGACGAATCTCTTGAAGAGCGTATAAATGTTGTGGTGAATGAGTATGCCGAAAAAATATCAAAAAAACATGGCATTCCATTGGAACAACTTTTAAAAGATATTCCAGAGTCTTATACGATTACTACGTGTAAAGGTACTAAAAACAATGGGCAGAGATGTGGGTTTAAGGCATTTGAGAATGGGTATTGTAGACATCACGCCTCACAGGGTCATCGTGTATGCCAAAGGGCATTTTCAAGTACAGGAAGTATTCATAATCACGGACCTGAGATCATGTTTGTAAGAGGGTGTCCCGGTTGTGAAGCTTCAAACGGGCTTATAGATTTGGGGGTTTAATATAACAATGAACAAAAACGATATTCTACTAACAGCAATAAACAAATTTTACGATGAAGAGAAGAATAAAACTATACTATTAAAAATTTTAGACAAGTCCAGTGGTATCAGCCTTCGCAATTTGGAATGGTTTATCACAAACTACGCTAAGAAGAATCACACCGCTTATCAGACTGGTGATGGTAAATTATTCACTGTTCATTGTGCATATAAATCCAGTCTTAACGGTTACAGTAAACAACTGTTTGATCCATTTTGTAGATCACAGAAGTTTGCATACACAGTTCCGGGAACATCTCATGAAATCCATACAACTTTGGCACAGTTGAATTTCATCAAATGGTGTATCAAGAATAATATTATTGACTATATAAACAATCACCGAGATACTCTATTTAGTAAGCAAGTGACATAAAACCATTTGAAAATACAAATGTTTGATAGCCTGTGTAGTACATATTTAATGAAAATGTTTCAGTTGTAATGTCAATCGGCTGTGAAGTATCCAATTTAACTTCAATATTAGTTTTATCGGATTGTAGCCAATAAAAATCCAAGTTTCCCGATGGTTCCACATTTATCGGATTCAACGAGAAACTATACGTATATACATTTCTAATTGGTCTTGCCAATCTTTTTTGGAATGGAATGAGATATTTGAAATATGAGTGATCTGTTTTTGTTACATTTGGAAGTTTATTTCCATTTATGTTGAAACTTGCTTCGGACATAAGAGGATAAAAGAATGTATTCTCACCTTGAAAATCGAGGGACGAAGAAAAATTGAAACGATTTTGGTACAAACGTTGACCAGCGACAGATGCACCGTATGGACCTATAGCATCACTTTCATCTTCAAATATTGTATTCCTTAAAAACCAGTGAATGCACTTTACAGGAATGTTAGGAACTAAGTTATTCCTTATGACGTCTCTATTTAGATCGCTAACAATCACGGGGTGTCGACGTACAAGATCTGTTATAAACGTCTGGTCTTTACTCGTCAGAAAGATTCTCTCTTCTGGACTTACAGTTATTTCTTCAGTGATTATATTAAACTGAGGTAGAGTTACAACGTCAGTTGTTTCTGTAAAGAACTCTTGTTTATGGAACTCAAACTCAAACTCTATTTTCTGTTTATAA